GTGCGAACCATTTGAGAAAGCGGAATGTCTTCCCCTTCGCCCGGATTTGTTGCATCCACATCAGCGGTCCATTTGTAAGTCTGGATCTTGAGGTCATTTGTAAGTTCCTGACGACGTGTGACGCCCAAAAGTGTCAACAAGTCATTGATATTTTTGGAAAACTTGTTGACAAAATCAATAGACTTGATTTCGCCCAAGTTAGCCATAGTAGTTAATTTTTGTTCAGCCATATTCTAGCCCTTTCTAAAAAGATTGATATTTTCAGCAATCGCAGCCTGACGCTTGTCAGTATCTTCAATTGCCATAATTTGTTCTTTCGTGATTCCTGTTGTAGTACCACGACGAGGCGCGCTCTGAACCAGTCGTTCGTTCACACGCTTTTCAACTTCGCTATCAAATACAGTTCGCAAAGCTGTGATTTTAGCTTTCACCTCTTCAGCCGTCGGAGCCAGCACATGATCCAAAAACTCTTGTGGTAACCCTTCATCTGCTAAAAGAGATTGAGTGGCCAGCTTCATCTCACGCTCGGCTATATCCTGCTCACGCTTTTCCAATTCAGCGATTCGTTTCGCTTCTTCTTCTCTAGCGCGTTCGTCCTTAGTCAGCTTTGCTAGTCGTTCACCTTCGCTTTTAGCCTGTTCGAGCGCTGTAGCTTGTTCAGCTTCCCATTTTGAGCGTTCAGCAGCTAACATTTTCCCGATTTCAGCGCGAGTAAAAGTGCGTTCGTGCTTCTCGCTACCTGCATTTGATTCTGTTTCTACTGTCTCGCTCTGAGTGTCGACAGTCTCAGTTGATTCAGTAGATACAGTTCCGTTGATTTCTTCTGACATGATTGTCCTCCAGCGATTACGTCGCCACTCGATAATCTCGTTTTACGTCCGGCGACGGAACAGTACAGCTTTTATCGTCATCGGTACAGTTTGGACAATATAAAAACCGTACGAGATTCCATACGGTTAGATTTTATAGTTTAATTTCTTCAATTTTTGAACGTTGTTCTAGAATTTTTAAATAATTCCACATAGTCGAACGCTGACCTTTTAACAAATCAATTGGACATTTCGGTTCAAACTCTAGTTGTCCTTTTTCGTATTGATCAATCATCATATCTAACTTTTGGAATCGTTCTCTCAATTCGTGGTATTCTTTTCTAAATCTTTCTTTCCGATCTTCCACTTTTCTGTTCCTTTCTTCGATTCAGTGATTTATAGCAGTCTATTCCTGCAAGTCAAGACTCTGGATCACCTTCTTTCATTGTTTTTTTGATCCCATCAATCATCCCACTGATAATTGAATAGCCTACAACTAATAAAACGAGCAGGACGATTACACCTGCTGTGATAGATACCAAATTCCAAATAAACATTTTATCTCCTTTCTGGGCAACAAAAAAGCGCCTAGACTATTCTAAGTGCTTAAGTAACGAATTGCATTTTTATATTTTTTAACACGCTCGTAGTCTGTATTGGTAACAGATTTCAAACGTGATAAATCTGAATTGTGTTTCAAATCTGCAAGTTTTACAATTCTTGCTAGATTATTTGATTTCACTTTTTCAAGATATTCTTGATAACTTTGACCTTCTTTCTTTGTCAAAATTTGTACTGCTGTAACAACTTCATTTGACAAACCCGACGCTAATAAATCATCAACAGTTACATCACTATCCTCAATCACATCATGCAAAAGAGCGACAGTTTTTTCTTGTTCAGTTTTGACTTGGCTGGCCACATAGAGAGGGTGCTGTATGTAATCAACACCCGCTTTATCTACCTGTCCTGCATGTGCTTTTTTAGCAATAGCTAAGGCAATATCAATCATGCTGCTACCATCCTGCCAATATAAGCAAATGCATCATTTTCTGAAATTTCTTCAAAATCCGTAAAGTCATTGAAAAAGATTTTATTAAACCAATCAATGCTATCAACCCATTTTTTCTCAATGTCAAAAACTTGCATGACACCATTAATCAAACGAAGCACTTGAGCATTGTTCGTCGTTGTGTGGTAATATTTAATATCTTTCATATCACTTCACCCTCTCTATATTTTTAGGAATCTCAAGCCCATTGCTTAAATCAAGCATTTCTTTAAATAATTTCATGCGTTCTCGATCAGATGTATTCGTATCACGATACTTCTCATAGAGTTCATGTAATGAACCATTTTTTAAGTCGAAACTTTCCTGAGTATGATACTGCATTTCAAAGTTGATACCATCTTTTTCAACGACTGTATTCACACCTTTATATGGTCCATCTATTAGCCAAGTGTTTTTTACTTTAACAACTTTATAACCCTCTGTAATAAGCTCCTGTTTCATCTTTAAATACTCTTTTGCAAAAGTATCGGAATCGAAAATAGTTGTATACCGCAAAGCATCGTTAATTTTATTTGCAGCTTTTGATAAACTTATATTTTCAGTTTGGCTATCTGTTGTAATTTTACGAGCCAACGACTCAGCCGTTTTCTTTCGAAATTCAAGACCAACGAGTTTATTTTCGCCAGCAATACGTTGCATATCGCTTGTAATTTTGGGCTCTATCTTTGAAATTCGATCCAAAAGTTGTTTGCTGTAGTATTCGGCTGTATCACCTCTCATACTTAAATTATACACCTCATCCGAATTATTTTCAACACTTCCGTTCAATTCTCCCTCATCCGGTATCACACCTGACCGACAGTTAAAATGAAAAGGCGGAGCGTTTACTCCAGCTTGCATTTCATCAATCAAATACCGCTTATCTTCTGCATGGATTCTCTTGCAGATTTCAGTTGTCCGATTGTCCAGATGAACCAATATTCGATAGTATTTAAGCCCCGCATCCTTATAACGTTGGATAGCGGAACGATTGACAATCATCGTTCCGTCTGTTCGAATGAGCGTTTCAGCTCGGCTATTGGCCACTTTATATTTCTGTGCCAAATCACGCGCCATTGTTCGAGGATGATCTCCACGGACAAAACCAGTCTTTAAAACTTTTTTCAAATCCTTGACAAGATTGTCTGTATTACCCCATAATTGCTGACTATAGTTGTAGCCATTAAATGGAGTTCTGACCAATTCTTTTAGTGCTGGTTCGTTGATTGTACCAGTCCGACCGTTCATGGCTTTTTTATAGCCCATGAGAGCCATTTTTTGCAAATAGCTTTCAAACTTCTCGGCAATGATTCCTCTTGCGATACCTGCACGAAAAAGCATATCTAACTGCAAAGCATCTAACCTCGTCGCCCTAGAAGATGCATATTGTTCATTCAATCTTTTAAGCAATTCTGGGTCTTTCTCGGCTTGCTCACGATACTTTCTGGCATTCTCCCGATAATCTGACAGGTCAGTACCCTTCAAGCGTTGTAGCGCTTCCTGATAGCTCATTGAGCCACTTTCAGAATACTTGCTAACAAAATCATAAAAATCTTTTTGCATTTCGTTAGCTTGCTCTTGATAGATCTTATTTAATTCAGCAAAAAAATCAATATCTTTTCGGTCTAGATAGCGAAAAATTTCATCTGAGCGACCTGACCAGTAATCAAGATGGTTTTGGTTCGGCTTCTTGCTCATCATCGACCACCTCATTTATTGGTTCTAACCGTGGTTCTGGTTGCTCCAAGTCTTCTTGCTCTTTCAAACGCTTGATTTCATCGGCAGCATTTACACCCGTAACTTGATTCAATAATTCGAAAATAGTCTGATCGCTGACAATTCCGTACAAGGACTTAATCATCTCAACGATTTCTTTTTCATTTTGTGGAACGTTCGGACTAAAGACTACCGAAGTTTCATTGATGAGTTCGTAGGCTGTATTTTCGTTACCTTGGATTTTCCAGATGTTTACTGCCAAACGCAATCGACGCATAAGCCCGGCTTCAAATAGATCTTCTTGTTGCTCTCTGTAATTGTCGCTAGCCATGAGCTTATATTTCATCGACTCGCCCGATTGTGTACCAGCAAAGCTGTTGTCTAGCGTGTCAGGTGTAAATGTAAAACGCAAAATATCATTCACAAGGCGTTGCTTGTATGCTTCTGCACCTTGGCTATCATACGACTTGATTAAATAGCCTGCATCTGGAGTTGCTCCACCCGGGTTTGGATTATCATCCAAGATAAGGACCTGCGCTTTCTTGTAAGCTTGCGACACATACAAACGACCATTTGGATTGATTTGTCCATTTTCAAAAAAGTCGTTCTCTTCTGCTCCTGTGTACGGATTTCCTTTGATCATCAGAATTGCGTCGTTGCTATTTTGCTGAAAATTAGCAAGCTCAGATTGTGATAAGTCGTAAGCATCGATGTTGTCCAAAACCGACTCATAAGAGCCTAAACGATCCTCATTGTTGCTGTACTCATTGACTGGTACAGCTTTAAAGTAATGCTCTTGCTCGTCCTTGAGCGCCATTTTGTCGCTATCCGTGGACTTCCACTCGTAGCTATAAATGCGATCCTTTGTATAGACTTTGATAATCGTCTTGCGCTTGCTATCACCATAATCGACATCGTAGTAGTTTATGGCCATGAGCGAGTTTTGCTCATACGTATCATCATAAATGACAAAAGTCTGCTCTGGGCTGAGCTTATACAATTTAACCCACGCTTTGCTATCGCGCTCTGTGACTGTCAAAAGCTCATAAGCACGACCGTACACACACAAATCTTTTTTGATGGAAGAGTTATGTTTCTTCTCATTGTTTTTTGCTGAAAAATCCTTGATATGCTCAAGTATTGTTTCGTCTTCGTTTTTATACTCGACTGGATTTCCCAGCATGTAACCTTGTTCAAAAATGGTGATGTACTTTGCAAAATCACTAGAAATGCGATTGTCTGCAGCAGTCTCGTCTGTTTTAGCAGCCCTGTATTTAATGTTGTTGTCGCCTTTGTAATATCGTTTCAGCTCTTTCAGCCTTGGTTGTTGTTCTGCTTTATGACGATTTACATATCGTTTTAGCTGTTCAATCCAGTTATCAGAACCGTATTCGATGGCTTCGAAGTCTTCTGTCATCATCATAAAGTGCTCGTTCGATCTACTGTCAAAGCGAGTACCATTTAAAAATTTAACTTCCAATTTTACCTCCTAAAATAATAAGACGCATTCCTCATGCGGTCTTGTGTTGATTTGCTTTGTAAAATTCTATCTTGCAAAGCGTACCTGATCGCATCTATGCAGTGGTTGTAACTATCAACCGGCTCGTTGATATACTCATTTGTTTTTTTGTCCTTCTTCCAAGTGTAATTTTCAAGTTCTTCAATCAGCTTCACACACCGCTCATCGACTATCCAGTCGTACTGTAAGAGATACTGGATCCCTTGCATAACCGAGCCAGGACCTTTCTGCACATCAATAACCCGAGGGATTCCAAGATTTCGCAATTCTTGGTTCGATTTCTTTTCAGCTGAGTCTGCTCTGATTTGTTCTTTGGCATACCCAAGGGCCTTGATACTTTCTGCGATCTTGTCATTCGTTAATCCTTTTCTTACAAACTCCTCAACAACATATAAATGCTTGTTAACATCGTCTATCCTTACATGAAGTAAAGCTGACGGGTCATTGATAAAACCGTAGTCAAGACCAAAATAAGCAGGCAAATGCTCCCATTCGCTTTTATTCAGTAATCGTTTCTCATACTTTGGAAAGACTAGCTTGTCCAGAGTTGCGAACTCACCCAGAGCGTAAATCTTGTAGTACGCTTCATTCCTGTTGGCCAGTTCTTCGATATTCTCGATTGTGACCTGGTCTAAAAAACGATTATCCTTGTATGACGTATGATAAACAACCGTGTTTTTTGGCTTTTTAACAAAAAAAGCGTTGTAGGTCCAGTTGACTTTTGAAACTGGGTTAAACATCAAGAAGATTTGTTTCTGCTTGTGCTTCTTATCCCTGAGACGAAGCGTAAGCTGCGTGTAATCGTCTAGCGTGAACTCAGAAGCCTCTTCCATGACCACATCTGATACACCTTTTATTGACTTGATTTTCTCTGGATTGTCTAACCCTTTGAAAATAAACTGTGCGCCGTTTGGTAACTCTATACGATAAGCCGAATTATTAACTTTGCATTTATCAAGTAACTGCCAATTATCCAAACATTGCTTCACATCTTCAAAAATCGAGTCATAAACTGTCGACCCCACTTTACGCAAAAAAAGTATTTTGCGTGGATGTTTCCAATCTTGACAGGTCTTAAATACAACCTTTTGAATGACACCATGACTTTTACCACTTGAAGCTCCGCCATAATGGACCTCAGTAAAGGTTGAATAGTCCGTCAGTTTGTCATAGATATGCTTATTGAAGACTCTGCTTGGATAGTCAATGACTATCTCGATTTTAGGCTTACTCTTCGTCAGCATCCCAATCACCTACCTTGATTTCGATAGTTCGTTGAGTGATTTCTTGTTTATCTGTCCAAAGCCTGTGTCGTTTACCCAAAAGTTCAGCAGCCTTGATTCTGTCCTTGGCTCCTATGTCTATATCTGTAATCGTTTGACCTAATTCTCCGATGCTTATCAACGTCTGTTCTTGCATTTCTCCACGCATGACTGAAGTTAGGTAACTAAGGACTTCTTGTTGATCTGCAATTTTTTCAGAATCAAGTTGTTTCAACCGTTCATCTATATAGCTTTTAATCTTAGGATTCTTTAGTAACTTATGGCCTTCAACACCTGCCACTCTATCGCTAGAAACACGATAACCCGCTTTCTTATAAGCTTCCGTCGCATTACCTGAGATAATGTACTCATCTGCAAATCTCTTTTGTTTTATCGTCAATTCATTCAACTTTCCATCACCTCCACTTCTTAAAAAATCAAAAAGCCACACAATGTGTGACCCTTCGTAAGACCTCTCATAAGAACAACAGGGCTCGAACCTGCAACCAATAGATTAAAAGTCTACCGCTCTACCACTTAAGCTATGTTCTTACTGCAAGCTGACTACGGACTTTCTTGTTAATCAGAAATCTATTTTGAAATACTTTCTTTTTTATTTTTGTGTAGTCTTAACGGCGATGTCCGGTATCGAACCGAATGCAGCTTTGAGGGAGCAACATGATAAAACTGCCAAATCCTTTTTCACCGCCATAAAGAGGCCGAAGCCTCGAATCTATAAAGGAGATACCAAACGCCCTAACATTTGATACTACCATTCTATCAAAATTTCAGAACCGTGCCGTCCCAAATAGTCCCATTTTGAACTTATGGCATCAGATAACTTCTTCTAAGGCTAAAATTGCCTCATTCTTCAATCTGTAATAGGTTGTACGGCTCATTTTCAAATCGTAACAAATACTATCAGCTGTGCCTTTATTGATATAAGTCATCCTCAGGATTGTTCTGTGCTTAGGATTGGTCAGCTTGTTGATCATGCGACCCAACTCCAATTTACGATTGATTACAACATTGGTATCTTTCTCAATTTCGTCTTTCATCGTAATCAACTGAGCGTACACATCATCAACTTTTCTAGTCTGCCCACCTTTTACTTTAGCTTCGGCCCACTTTGGACTTGAGAGCAGGCCAGCCTCAAGTTCGTTGATTTCGTCGATACGACTCTGGATATCCATGTCAAGATTCTGCAATTCGCTTAAAAGCTCTTTAGCCTTCACTCTCTATCTCCTTTGTGGTATAATAATATTGTGTTAATTATAGCTGAGGCAGAGAGCGCCTTGGCTTTTTTTAATGCCATTATCGTCTATGTTCTACGATAGTTTTTCCTCAATTGTGTCTGCTCGTTCTCTATTTCCTCGATAAGTCAGTCGAGATTCTTTCTGGCTTTCTTCAGATCTTCAAGACCATTCTTCTTCTGGAATCTTAACATATACTTAATAGCATTGCCCCAGCACCATGCTGCCTTACCTGACAGATTGCCAATGAAGTTGTCAATCACTTCAATACCTTCAAGACCTTTTGAACTTTGGTAGTGACTTAGCTTGTTTATGCTATCATTTTTTTCTGGTTTCATTCTTTTCCCTCTTTCTGAGTTAAAATAGCTGTAATCTCTTCGTATGTTGGCTTGATTACATACAAGAATTCATTAGCAGTTAGTTGCTCTTTTAGATGTTCTATCATATCATCACATACAAATACTTTACTAAGATAAATATCGTGTTTCAAAACGCTTTTGATACAATCAATGTTAATTGTAATAGGTTCTTTCACATCGCCATATTTTAATGGCACTAGTTGAATAAACTTTGTCATCCATTAACCTCCAAAAGCTCTGGATTTTCGTAGTTTACATCTAAAAATTTGCCTAACCAATCAAGTACTTCTCGGCTAGGTAATTTATCTTTCTTTCTGTTGACGCAATAATTTGCAACGACAGAATCTAAAAAACTTCTGCTGCTATTAAAATTAGGATGTGCTAAAATATGTTTTTTCAATCTTTCTGCAATCGATGTATTCGGAACATAGACCAGTTGTTTTTTAATGTGATTGTAAAACATTCTTGCTTCTTTGCTCATTTTAATAACCCTTTCAATTGTTTTCTAACAAGACTTATTTTAGGAAAATCTGCTATCGATTTATTCCCATTTATAACAATGAATTTTCTTAACATTTTAGGATTTTTGTGTATCATCTCTAATGCTTGTTCAAAATTCAAGTTTCTGATTTGGCTCATGTAATGACCTGAACAAAATTCAAAATTATTGATAAAACATTGTTTAATGAGTTCATCCGTCCATGATTTTTTCACTTCGTAATTGGCTCCTAAAAAATCAAGTTCTTCTTCCACTTTATGTAAGAGTGGATTTTTAGGATTAGTGCTTATAATTATCATAATTACTCCTTATTTTCATAAATATTTCCGACAATTTCAAAACTTTCTTCACTTGAAAAATTAGACATATAATCTATAACCCACCTATCGTCGTGTGGTTTTAATCGATAGCTTCCTTCCTTGATATCGTAAAAAACAGTATATAGACTATCAGAAAATTGAACGATATCCCCCTCAAAGATCTCCTTGCTATTCTTGTCAAAAAGTCCTGTTGATTGCATGAGTTCGATTTCATCAAACTCAACTGACATTTCTGTATATCTTTCAGTATCTCCTTGGTAACAGATATCTAAGAACTTGCTATCAAATGAAATGTTAGTTACATCACACATCCATTTCAATGACTTCATCCACGCTCTAAATTTCGGTATCATCTCAGATCCTCCTCTTTATCTCTCTACTGCAAAATTGTACATCAACAAGTAATCGTCCAAAATCTTATGACATTTTGTGATGAAGGATTTCAAATCAATATCTGCGTTGAAAATCTGAATCAATATCAATTGACTAGCTAAATGTTTTTCAAGGTGGTCAATCGCCATTTGGTCTAATTCAGCATTCACTTTATCAATGTCTATTTCTTCTTTTTCTATAGGCTTGCTTGGCGCAACCCATCTAAAATCCGAATCTAATGTATCAGATTCTTGATATTCAACTTTTTGAGTTTTACAGTCATAAATTTCTTTTGAAATTTCAGGACTCTCTTTCTCTTTGTCAATCACCAAGAATATGACATTGATAGATGTATCTTCAAATCCATTTTGAATCACGTTCAATTCAGCAAGATTATTTTCTACCAACTCTCTCATTTTCTTTTCAGATTGACGGTATGCAATGCCAGGAAACATGATATAGAATCCGTATCGTTTCGTGTAAGTCAGTGACTTCAACAAAAAAATATCATCAACAACACCTGATTTTTTCCACGGGTATAATTCTTTAATAGCCTGTTGGTCTTCTTCTGGTAAATCTTTCAATTTCAGAGAATAAGGCGGATTCATTGCAATTGCATCAACTTGTATATCTGATTGATAAGTGAAAAAGCTTTGATTATTTACTACTGCGCAAGGAAAATTCGTTTTCAATGCTTCGCAACTTTCCCGCTGAATTTCTACCGCATGAAAATCGGTCATACTGATAAATTGTTCTAATTGTCCTGAACCTGCAGCACCATCAAAGACAGATATATTTTCACCGCAATATTGCTTTACTTTTTTAGCTAAGTATTCACGCAAAGGCTTACCTGTCACATACTCAGAAAATTTATTGGCTTTCTCGCGGTTATTGTGCTCTACGAACGTCATAATCTCACCCCGTCTCCAATTCTCAATGATTCGTAGCTTGTTTTCGTGACTACGAAAATGCCGTAGTTCTGTATTGTGATCGTGTACAGGTCGCCAATTTTCTCCTTGTGGACGACTCTGCCTTTGATTTCTGCGCCTTGATTATCAGCCTTGTAGATGAGCATTGGGCGCTTTTCTTCTAGTTTTTTTATGTGGATACTCTGCCAGATATTCAATGCAGCAGATAATAAAATCCAGATTGTGATGAATCGTTTCACTTCTTGTGTTCCTCCTCAAAATAAAACTTTCCGTCGAATGGTTCAATTTTAATGATTCCATAATCTAACCCAAGCCTTGCTATGAATGGCTTGGTGATTCTTTCGTGCAAAGTAGACATCTGCTCCCTGAATTCATCTAACAGAAAAGTAGATTTGTAGAAATTGCATTGATAGCAAGCAGGCATATAGTTTTCAAAACTATCCTCTCCGCCTCGATAGTGAGGATGCAAATGATCCACTCTCAAAGTTTTCAAATCCAATTCCTTGCCACAATAAGCGCAATGACCGTCGTACTTATCTAAAACTTTTTGTCTCATGACTTTAGATATGCTTTTTCGTTTCAATCTGCGACCTCCTCAATCTATATTTCTCTCAAATACTCGTTGAAAAGCTCTTCGTTAAGTATTCCGTTTTCAATTAAATTCTCAACTGCAGTTTCAATTTTTATCAAACGATTTAACTCCTTGTTAGGCAGTGTAGCCATAATAACTTCTTCCATCACTCCACCTCCTCAATCTCAATACCAGGGCAATCAAACACCCAGCCGAAATTGGCTTCTTCCAATTCTTTGCGGGTGTGGTGTGCACGATAACCATCGAAGTTATCTTGGTTGTAAATTAACCAGACACCTCCAGGATTATAGTTGAGATAACATCTTTCTTGCAAAAGTCCTTTAATCTTAACCAGATACCGCTTCTCCTCTTTCTCGACCTCGTAGCCGAAAATCCAAGCTCTAGCGAATATTTCTTGATTGCTCGTCTTTTTAATCCATGATATTAAATCGAAACTTTGGTTGTTTTCTCTCATAAAATTTGGATTCATAGCAGTATATAGACTAGTTGTTAAATGTTCTTTACAAACCTCAATCCAATCCGCCACAAACTGCGGAATTGTGACTTTAATTTTGGATTTATCAACGATGTCGTCTGCAATATAAATAGCACTGTTTGGTACATTGAGAGTTTGCCCGTATTTCAATCTAACTACATTCTCAACAAACTTGTTCTCATCTACGTCAAAACCGACTATTTTCCCTTTCAAGAGAACTTCATCCCCTATAAAAAAATTATAGCGTGGTGTTTTAATTAGATCTTCATTCATCTTCCAACTCCTCAAGTTTCACCTTATACATTCGATTTCCTCGATACTTGCTCTCAAGTTGAGCCTTGCATTTGGCAGCATCACCCACTTTCTTAAAGAAGTGAGTTTCGTCTACCATGTTGTCAAAATATAGCGTGACAGTATAACTCATACTATTACCTCCTCAACTTATCTTATGGCTTTCCAGCTCTCCAAATTCTTGGCCATGTCTTACGAAATACGAACCAATCAGGATCGCATCTGCCTCGTCATCTTTGACGTTTAGGTCGAACATTTTGGACACTTTAGCAACGGCCTGCAGCTTCATTGATTTCTTGCTACGGTCTTTGTAGCTGAACTTCCAATACTTGCGCCAGGTCGACACGTTCACGAAGAACACATTGTCAGCAACCAACCGTCCAAGAATAATTCCTGTCACAATTCCAATACTGATCATGGACTGCTGATTCGGCCCCATGACCGAGTTCTTCTCGACCACAATCGATTCAAAATGGCAGTCGTACTTCTGGAGCGCCCTTGATTGAATGGCTCGCAATTCGCTAGCCATGAAGCGTCCACGTTCAAAGAACGACTTACTTTTATGTTTTAAGACACCACTCTGGACAAGGTCAGAGCCGTGAAACACGGCCCATCCTGTCGCAGTCGTTGAAATGTCTAACGATAATGTCAGAGATTTCATTGCAACTCTCCCTTGATGCCGCAGAGGTCAAAGAGATTTCGCTTGTTATCTTCAACGAATTCAAAGAACTTCTGAAGTTCGGCCAAGTTTCGTTTCTCTGCCTTGACTCCTAAACTTGAATGATATTCTATCGGTTTCTTCGGTATAGCTTTAACATCCAACCAGTACAACGGCTCGAATATATCACCGCTTGTGTCCAGAGAGGGGTCTGCATCTGCATTTTTGAACTCCATCTGAATGTCATAGTTGATTGCATTTGATACTGCGATGTTTTCGCCAGCAATCTCAATCGTAATACTTGTCCCAGGGATTGTAAGTTTGTTTAACATTTATTGCTCCTATTTTAAAAAATGCGACTGCCTTTGTGTGAATTGGCTAAATACGGGCAGTCGCTCGTCCAAGGTCACATGACCTTTACTGACGCTTTCTAGTTCGCAGTTTTACAAGAATGCACGGCTTGTTGGTTTTCGAGTTGTTCCTAAGATGGAATTCTGTAAATAATCAATGCGGATGTATGCCAATATTCAGCACTGACTCCACTGTCAGCGACAGCAGACACATTTGATTGAAATTTGATATCAATTAACTTAATGTCTGGATTTTTGGCAAGCCAGCTATTTATTTGGTCGTCAATCGCCTCATCATGTGGATAATCACATGAAAGAAACACGGTTTTAATCATTCTTTCCTCGCTTTTTCAAACTTAATAATCACTTTCAATCCCGTCACTCGCCGGATTTCCTTGTCTGAAGCATCCTCTTTCAATAGCTTCAGAGCAACATCTTCCATGCTACGAAATGAGCCGATGTACTCATCGTATTCCCTGCACGTTTCGCAATAATCAGGTTCTTCGTAGCGATCCAGGGTGTACCAGCCGCCTAGATGATTTTCGTAGAGATATATCACTAAAATCCTCCAATCAGATCGTTCAACGTAATAACCATATCCAGTTTCTTCTGACTTCTGCAGTAGTCACAATGCCCGCACTTCTTAGGTTTCTGTTTGCCCTGGATCACATTCCGAACTTCGACAATTTCAGACTTGATTTTTTCCAATCCTTCATCCAGCCATTCGTCATCGATTTTTAAGATTTCGCGGTCTGGAACGTTTTCCTTGCTGACCGCTACAATGTAAGGTCTAAAATCGTTACCTGTCATTTGTTTTAAGAGTTCACGATACAGACCAAGCTGACCGTGATACCCAAAATTCAAAATGTTATTGACTGCTGCAGGAACTTTCTTTTTAAGTTCTGTGTTCCATTCTTCGGCATAGATGGACTTCATGGTCTTTAAATCCACAAAGTAGCCACGGCTCAGATTGACACTGTCAAGTTTACCTTTGACTGGCACACCTTCGATTTCTCCGTAGACAATCAATTCTTTTTGAACATCATCCGATGAGTAACCGTGATACAAACGGTTGAACCCTTCATCATCCTTCAGGCTCTCAATCATCTTGTCGCCAATCACAAAGTCTGACTTAAGGTTGCCTTTGTTTTTGCCAGTCTTAGCTAGTAGCTTATCGCCATTCTCATCCATGAACTGCTGATGCGCTTCTTCGCTTTCAAAGTAGCTATGAACGTAGTTTCCAAGCAAGAGAGGGGTTTCGTCCCTCTCTTCTACCCATTGGCCACTATCAAGGGCAAAAGCTTTCGCTTGGCATTGCTGATACCGTTTGAAGCGTGAGTTGGTCAACCAGTTTGTGTCCTGGTAGTAATTTTCTTGTGTTAGCTCTTCCATGGCCTACTCCTTAATGTTGGTCGTGTTTCCCTCAAAGAAGCTGAGCTCTTCCAAGACTTCGCCCGTTTCTTCGTCGAAGTCTGGAATTTCATCTTCAGGGTATTCGGTAGAGGCTAACTCGTCAGGATTTGCCGTTTTTTTAGCCGTTTTCGGGGGTGTTTTGGTTTCTTCGGTAAATTCTCCCTCTACGACGTTCTCGCTCTCTGCAGGCGTGCTAGGAGCTCCTAGGATGCCGTCCAAAGTTTCAGCAACTGGTTCTTGAGTGACGTCTTTGATTTCATTCTTGTTTGAAATTGTACTGTCTTCGTTATCTGCCACGATCGCATCCTGCAATTCAGTAGAAAGAGGTGCATAGGTGGAAAGCATGTGCTTCAACACTGTTTTTCTGGCCATGGCGTCAAAATCAGATTGCCATGGGCTATACTTGCTAGAGAATGATTGACTGTACTTCTTACCGTGAGATTGGACTCGTTCCTTGGTCCAAAAGACAGTCTTTTCAAAACCATTGGCCAATCGCATGAAAGCAAAGTAACCCACCACTTTTTCATTTTCTTTCGGGATGGCAGTCATGTCTACTTCGAGATCCTCAGTCAAGGGGTTGAACCCTTTATACTGGCTTTCGTAAACCTCTCCAGCGTTCAAGCGTGTGACTTGTCCGCTTCGTTGTGCAAGCTGGATCAACCCTTTATATCCAACTTGGAACTGCGCCTGGTTCTTGTAAGGTACGATATACGCATAACCGAGACTTGGCTCGATTGGCAAGTTAAGGACTGCAGCTTTCATTGCAGCGGTCATGATGCTTTCATTTGTAGCCTTAGCAAGTAGGTTGTTATTTGTTACGATGCTAAGTAGACTGGCCACAAATTGCTGACCGTTCCCATTTACCACTTCAGAAAATTTCTGTTTTACTGCTGGTGAGTTAAAAAATTGTTTGTGTGTTAGTTCGTTTGTCATTTCTTTCTGCCTTTCGTTTTCTTCAAATTCCAATTTTCACGCTTCAAGCGTCTATTTTCGTTTTGCAATTTCAAAATAATATTTTGTTGTTCGTTGATAATTTCTCCGAGTTCTCGGCCAAGATGAATATACTCAGCTCGCCAATTATTGATTTCTGCAAGTAGCTCTTCAATCATATTTCATCACCCACATATCGATACTGACCGCAACCAATATATACATACTCGCTAGGGTCAAGTTCTTCTCGTGATTCAGTCAGCTTTCACTTCAATATCTAGACGTTTCATCGCTTCATCTACCGACTTGCCGTCTAAGACGTCCTTGATCATGTGGCTAACATCATGAAACGATTTGGCTCTGGCTCTTCCTTTTTCACTATCAGGAACCAAACCGATGTCTTGCATAAGTAGAAATGCTACGCTTGCGTCATGCATTTCTTTCTGAAGTTGTTTGATTTTTTTGATTGTTTTTAGTGCTTTAAACATATTGTTCTCCTTGTTCTTTTTCTTTGTAGATTGCTTCAATTTTCTCTAAATCAGCAATTCGCTGATTCGCTTGTTGTAATTTTGCTTGCGTCTCAATTAACGCCTGGTTTAAGTCTAATGCAACGATTCTCCAATCAGTGTTGAGTTCTTTAGATAACCAGTTTTTTAATCTTACTAATAGATTCATTTTCCCCTCACTTTGCTAACTGACTTTGAAACCGAAGTACGTCGTTTAAGTCATATAAATACTTACCGCCTTTTGCATTTTGTTGATGACGAAACTTTCCTTGATCTCGAAAATCCTCAATGCGCTTTCTGCCCCATCCAGTCGCTTCCATGACTTCTTTGATAGAGACCATATTGATTTGCCTTGAGACTTGTCTTTTAGCCTCTTTCAAGGCTTCGACATTAAGTTTCACAAGGTCCTGAAATAGTTCATTTTTGAAATCTTCTCCAAACAATTCCAAAGCCATTGGCTTTTCCTCTCTTTCTGTGTTATAATCATGTTGAATATTTAAGTATGCGCCTGATTGCCGTCAGGTGCTTTTTTGTTTTATCTTAATTCATCTATGCTGATTTCCAGTGCGTCAGCAATTTTCTTAACTGTGTCAAAATATAAATCTTTCACTTCTCCATCTCTTAAACGATAGATTCCAGCTGTACCAACACCAGCTTTTAAACAAAGTTTATAAACTGTCCAATTTCGTTCTGAAAGTTTTTCAGATATTTTTTCCCAAAGCATAGCCTTTTTCTCCTTATCTAGCTTTATTTTTTTACTTTTTATGCCTATATATACTATTGCACTATATATTGTGCTTTCTTCGGATTTCTTTCTCTTATTTATACAATATATTGACAAACATTGTTTTTTAGCATATAATATATCTTGGCTAGGACCTCTCACCGTTTTAGTCAAAATTTCAACAGAAAGGAGGAAAACTATATGGCGAAATTAACTAAAGAAGACGCTTCTGAAGTTTCTAAAGAAATTATCAACGATGCTATTCCAGTTATCGAAGATATGTTAGATGAAGTATTTAAAAAGTATCCAATCGACATGGAGGTTAGAAAGGCTATTCTCCATAGTGTTCTGGTTGCTCATAAACTTAGTACAGAAACTACGGTCTCTTTACTCGTTCAGCTAGTAAACTCTCAAAATAACTAGTGTTTCTTAAAAGTTTTTCAACTAATTCAGGGTCTGCCTTTACAAAGGCGGACTCTTTTTTTCCACTATACGGATATCGTCTTGGTTTCGTTTCTTTCTCCTTTGTATTTATTTTTCTACCCTCTCTTTTCTTTATTAAGAGAAGTAGGACTTGTTGTTAGTTAATATTTATTGTTATTTAATACTTGTTGTTAGTTAATATTTGTTAGTGTGAAAAAAATTACATGTATTATTTTTACATGTATTATTTTTACACTTGCAAACCTTGTGACCGTAATTCAGAAAAAAGTCTCTCTTGCATTATTTGAAAACTAAATTCTGATATTTTTCTATCAGAGAAAAATCTAAAGATTCGTGAACCAGCCCCGCGCCCAAAAGATACCTTAATTTCCCGCAAATAACCCGCTTGTTTCAATTTTTCAAAGTGCTTTAAAACAGTTCGATAACTCAAACCTGCTCGTTTTGCTATCTCTTCAGGATAAACTTGCCAAGTGGAGATATTGCTCAACACAATCATCAGTATTCCTATTTCAGCCGCTCCAAGTGCAGGATCGTTGATGAAATCATTACTAACAGCAGTATAGTCGTTAGTTGGATTCCTGAAAGATGAAATCCACTTTTAAGTTATAAAGTTTTTTCTTATCCATGCGAGCTCCTTTTTCTTCGTTTATTTTCAATCATTCTTTCCTATTCCTAATTACCCACGTTTCGTGGTCTTAAGTCTGAAAAAATTTCGCCAATATCTTTTTCTAAAATATCAGCGATGATAAACATTTCGTCTGATTTAAAAGCACGTTGCCCCTTCTCTTTCTGACGGTATGCCGTTTCAGAAATCCCAAGTTTCTGTGCTAATTCTTTTTGAGTAATACCTTTTTCTTTTCTTAGTTGATAAAGATAAATTTGCACGTTCCTACCTCCTTATTTTCTATTTGTTCCTCGCGATTCTGCTATAATATAGCTAGAAAGGAGGTAATGTTATGACTGATTATCAATCAGAGAAGCTTCAGTATACATGTGTCGTTCTTTGACGGCTTAGATACTAATTTCCATCTTCAAGAGTTTGTAAGACAATATCCCGTAAGGATTGCCCGTTTGAAACCTGACCGAATAACTTTTCTAATAAAGTGATATCGTTTAGAGGGAAGGGATTGTTTTCTACTCGTTCATTGAACGTAAGAACTACTTCACACCTCTCCAGATAATGATTGGTAAATTCCACTCGCTCAACTCCGTCCAGAAACATTCCATCGACGAATACAGCAGGGTGGTTTTTTCTTGCTGTCAATAGTACATCGTGTTCTGATGTGTTTACTGCAAGTCCTTTTAGTTTTACCTTAATTCGTTTATTGTTGTAGTAATCAATATAGTCTACAATGACTTGTTTCAATAGCTTCTCACACGCTATCTTTGCTTCTCTGTACGTTTTAGATTCGCTGATGAAGTAATCAGCAAGTTCGATAATTTTATCTTCCATGATCGTCTCCAAAAATCAGTCTTAAGACCGATGTAACTTCTTCAAAAATATTATATAGTTATGTTATCCTTTACAAGAAAGGAGCTGATGCAAATTGGCAAAATTTTTGAAGGGGACTGTGGTTCAGTGATTCAGTTTGGCTAGGTAACCAACACGTTTCTACTGCGAGTGTGACTGCACGGAGCCTGTCGCTGACTATAAGAGGGACTGCAGCTCTGCTTATAGCGAGACTGACAGACAACTACCGAGCGGCACTCAAAGACTAGCCAAACCACGTTGATTGCAGTGCTGGACGCATGACCAGCGAAGTTTCAACCAGTCGCTTTACACCGACCGTGAAATCTTATCAAAGTATGCAGGTCTTGATCTAGTGTAAAGTAGGTCAAGGCTTTTTATTATTCGAAATCTCCCCCTCACCCCCTTTCAAATATGGTATAATCAAAATAAAATGATTGGAGAACATTATGATATTTCAAGCAAAAATAAACTCTTCTGTTTCTAGGCCTGTAAACGTTGAAGACAGCTGCCCGAATTGTAAAAAGCCAACCAATCCAGATCTTGTAAACTCTTCTTATTTCTATCTTGGAGAAGATAAAACAAGCTTAGTATTAACATTTAGATGCTTAGGTTGTAAACACTTCTGGACAGAGGAGTTTATAGCTACTTTAATCAATGACTACAAAAATGAATACGAAATCGAACATATAAAAGTAATTCCTAATCTTCCAAGCGATATACCTATATCTGACGATGTAGAGATAGTTTCTCCAGTTGGTAAGCAAATCTATGTCCAGGCGCTGAAAGCTGAACATGAACAACTAGACCACATTGCAGGTATCGGATATCGAAAGGCGCTTGAGTTCTTTGTTAAAGATTTCTCTATTGTTACAAATCCTGATGATGAAGAAAAAATCATCAAAATGTCATTAAAACAAGTTATTGAAAAATACATCAAGGATGAAGATCTTAAAACATTTGCACTAGCATCTGCTTATATCGGTAATGACGAAGGCCATTACTATAGAAATAATCCCGATAAAGATTTTACACATCTAAAGAACTACCTCCACGGAGTTATTCACTACATGGAAATGAAACTCAATTTTCTTGATGCTCAAGAACTTGTGAATCGTTCAAAGAAATCTTAGAATCTACTTCATCCAACCTTTCAGCTATATAGGTCACGGTCCTCAATATTTCATTGAGGGCTGTTCTTTCTAGTTCGTTCATCTTCTACTCCTTTCTCTTTTTTCGCTCCATGAGCAACAGCCTGCCAGGGAGTCGAACCCTGGTGCTACCGATCAGGCTACATTCATTTTGTCCAGCATTCCTGCGAACGCTGCATCAAAGCGAATGTCATCGATTTCGTCTTGAGTGAAACCAGCATCAAGAAGGTAACGCTCTTGGCGTTCGATCTCTTCTCCCAACTCTGTCCATCCGAAAGCGAACTGACGGCAGTTGTTCCAGAATAATTCAAGCTGACCATAGAGGAAGCGTTCCTCGTATGTGTTTTGAAGTAAGGTTTCTGCAACCACTGCTTTGAAGATGTTGATGGCTTTCTCGTTTAATGTATTCATGATGTTTCCCTCCGGTTTGTTTTTTGTTATTTCCTTAAGCTTGATTTAATTATAGCACACGTTTCGTGGGCTGTCAACACTTTTTTAACGAAAAAATAAAAAAAGTTTTCTTTTCGTGGGTTTTATGTTATACTTTACTTATAGAAAAACAAAAAGGACTCAATCATGAATAAAGAAGAAATTGCCATTATCATAGGCGAAAATATAAAGCAATATAGGCTTCAAAATGGTTGGACTCAACAAGAATTGGGGGCTAAGATAGGGATAAGTAAAAACGCTATCGGGAATTATGAGAAAGGTTTTAGATCTCCTAAAAAGGACACAATGTTTGACTTAGCTAATGCTTTCAACGTTTCTATTGATGACCTTTTCCCTCCGATTCAAAAAGGCTCTTCTTCTAATACTTCCCCCATCCAAACCATCTACGACCAGCTACACCAGCCAAGGCAGGAGAAAGTCTTGACGTACGCTGAAAAGCAACTGGACGAGCAGAGGAACGAAGAAAAAACGAAGATAAGCGAAGTATCGGAGAAAGTTATCAACTTGTACCAAGTTGAGGTTGTTTCTGAGGCAGCAGCAGCTTGTGGATTTAACTATGGATTTGGTTACGACGATACAGATAGAGAGATTATAGAGGTTGACGAACAACCGCCACGTCACGATATTGCGACTAAGGTTAGCGGAGATTCCATGCAACCTGACTACCAAGATGGAGATATTCTCTATTTGGCAGACAAAGGATTGACCACCTACAACGGAGATTTAGCAGTTATCGCATACGGAGACCGTTCTTACTTCAAGAAGATATATACCGAAAATGGACGCTTACGCCTAGTGTCGCTCAATGACAAGTACGAAGACATCATCCTAGACTTTCCACCAGCCGAAGACACACACATCAAGATTTTTGCAGTTGTCGGGGTGTATAGAGGGAAGTAAAACCATCGCAGACGAGGTTATGGTCATTGATGAATACTATGAATTGATAGGATAAAATTATGGATTTCAAAAAATTAAAAGAATTAGCAAAAACTGCAGTTGATAAAACTGCAGAAGGATTAGACAAAGCTAACGAAATGAGAAAAAAAGCATCGTTAGAAACAAAAATCACATTACCAGCAGCAAATCAGTTCTCTAGCCCTAATACCGTTCGAAAAACAGTAGATGGTCAATACTACATTGGTATGTACTCGGAAGAACCTGTACTTTACGAATTTGAAAACTTTAGTTTTTCTGGTTCTACAATTATCGAGCGGACAACGACTACAGGGAAGACTAAACAAAAAGGAAAAAAAGCCAGCACGCTCGCTGGTGTTGTTTTAGGCACCGCTTTAGCACCAGGAGTCGGAACGATCGTTGGCGGAATGGTTGGTGCTTCTGGAAAGAAAAAAGGTACTATCAATTCCACTTCGGTTACTACACAAGAAGAAAAACCGGGATCAGCATCGGTATTACTCAGAAATATTGTAACTGGTGAAATTAAAACTATTTCAACTAAATTAACACAAGCGCAAGCAAATAATGTCGAAAGATTTTTTGACTAAATAAAAAATCCCCACGCTCTCCGACGGCCATCTTTGAGTGTGAGGATATTCTGGATAGTAAAAGGCATTAAAAAGCCCTCTTTACTATACCCATTTTATCAAGAAATGAGGTAAAAATCAATGGAAATTAAGTCTTATAAAAAGAGAAATGGTGAAACGGCTTATATGTTCCGTGCGTATATCGGGAAAAATAACGGATATAGTCAATACGCTACTCGCCGTGGATTTGCCACGAAAGCTAAAGCAAGGGCAGCGCTACTTCAACTTCAGGAAGATATTGAGAGCGGCGAGCAAAGCAAGAAAGAAATCACAGTTGAGGAGATTGCTAAAAAATGGCTTAAAGATTATTCTGAAACCGTACAAGATAGCACCTATATCAAGACATCTAGAAATTTCAAGAATCACATCTATCCAGCTTTCGGCAATAGAAAAATAGCTAGTATCACTCCTCTTCAAATGCAAGAGCAAGCCAATGAATGGTCTAGAAAATTAGTTTATGGTCGTAAATTAAAAGGATTGATGAATAATGTTTTTAAATACGCAATCAGGCATGGTTACATCGATACCAATCCCGTTGATAGCGTGATTACTTCGACAAGAAAGAAATCAGATAACAAGAGCGACTTCTATAGCAAAGACGAGCTTCAAAAATTCCTGAAACTTGTCTCGAAAACAAAGGATCTAGAGAAGATAACCCTATTCCGTCTTCTGGCCTTTACAGGGGCTCGAAAAGGGGAGATTTTAGCCCTTGAATGGAATGACTGGACAGATAATACTCTGGACATAAACAAGGCTATTACAAGAGGTTTTGCTGGCGAAGAAATAGGTAATACTAAAACTGTCAGCAGTAACCGACTGATTAGTCTGGACAAGAAAACAAAAAGCATTTTGAAAAAATGGAAAAAGCAAAATCCAAATACCAAATACATTTTTGAGAATGAGTTTAAAAAACCAATTCCAAGCACCTTGCCCAGAAAGTGGCTTATTAAAATTGTGGAAGGTAGCGACCTGCGTCCAATCAAAATCCATGGATTCAGACATACACATGCCAGCCTTTGTTTCGACGCGGGTATGACTTTGAAACAAGTCCAACATCGCTTAGGACATTCTGATTTGAAAACTACCATGAACGTTTACACCCACATAACCAAACAAGCAAAGGACGACATCGGAGAACGCTTTGCAAATTATATTGATTTTTAAGGAGGTTCGCCTCCTTTTTGTGACTCCTTTTGTGACTCCCTTTTTCGCAAAAGAATGCCAAGGAATACCAAAGACAAAAATAAAAAACGTTGATTTAACAACGTTTTAGAAAGGTTTGCAAAAGAATGCAAAGGAATAATGGAGCCGGTGGGAGTCTCTGATACATTATTAAATTAAGCTATATTTAATTT